TGAAAGTACCAAAAAAAACCCTGTATTGGCATGACATACACCGCAACCCTATTTAACCCCGTACAGGCCGATACAACCTTGCGCGAGATATGGCCCAAGGTCAAAGCAGCTTTAACAGGTGGACAACGGCTAGAGCTATCTATTAAGAAGGAAAAGCGCAGCCAGAAGCAAAACAAGCGCTATTGGGGGCGCGGCGTACTGGCGCAGATCACGGAGCAAGCAACACCGAACGGTAAACGCTACGACGCTGAGACATGGCACGAAATGTTTAAGCGCATGTTTATTGGCGTAATCGAGCTACCAAACGGGCAGGTTATCGGCATGTCTAGCAAAAAGTTGGACAAGGGCGAGTTTTCAGAGTTTTGCGCTCAAGTAGAGGCTTACGCAGTAAGTGAGCTAGGCGTGATGTTTATTGATTTACCAAAGGAGTGAGAGATGAAAAAGCAAACCGGACGCATTGATGTGGAAAATGGTGTATTGGTAGTTATTTCTGTTTGTATCGTCTTTGTTATCTGGGCCGTATTTGCAACCGTAAAAAAACAAAAAGAAGACCAAGTTATTTTTATGAATGGTTGCCTGCAAGATAAAAAGCAATACGAGTGCGACGTTTTGTGGAGCCAAACAGACGCTTCAAAGCAAACCAGAGACTTAGCTATAGGTATTGCAGCTGGTGCGGCTATTGGTGCGGCGGCGGGGCGCAGATGAACAACACCATAACCAAGCGTGAGCGCATACACCTAGCACGGGTGAAAGAACTCCCGTGCAGTGTTTGCGATGCGGCTCCACCAAGTGAGGCGCACCACTACAAGCAAGGACTGCAATATACCTGCATTGCCCTATGCGTGGAATGCCATAGAGGGCCAACGCTAGGCATACACGGGCAAAAGCGCGGATGGCTGGTTAGGAAGATGGACGAGCTAGACGCTTTAGATGTGACTTTATCGAGATTGCTATGAGCAGACCAAAGCTATTTGAAAGTCCAAAACGCACAAACGTGGTGCTAGCAAGCCACGAGCAGTTGATCCAATTTAAAAGGTTGGGCGGGTCTGATTGGCTAAGGAAACAGATAGAGCAGGCTCAAAAACCAACAATTTCACCACTGAAAGCAACAGAACAAGACGTTGTTTTTTCTATGTTTGCATCTCCATTCGTCGTAACATATAGATGGAAGGAGCAAGAGTCAAATTTAAGACTTACTTTTGATGCAAAAACACAAAGACTTAAATATGCAGAACTGCTAAAATAAAACAACTGGGCGGCTCGTTGTCTCCGCCCATAGTCTCTATCCTAGACTGGAAAATTTTCACAAGTGCAACCACCGACAGCCCGACTGTTTAGTGTTGGTGAAAGCATTAAAAGCGTCGAGCCTTAAACATCGGACGCAATTGTGAGAATGGATGCATCACGCATGCGCATGGAAAGCATGTAGCCACAAGTGGACTACGTTAAAACGCTTGGAGTACGTGCGCAGCCGTGATGGTGAAGGCGCAGTGATGATGCGCGATAAAACGCAGTGCTAAAGAGGCTTAATACCGACAGTAGCGGGTTCGCCCGCCTCGCACTCAAGCAGGAAATCATCGCCTGCCACCATCCAAGCAGGGTAAAGCCTGACAAGCCATGCGGGTGAAAGGCCCCCGCAGCCACTAGTTTATGAGTAGAGATTGCTTGCATGGTGGCCCACCGACTGCAAGATTCGCCAGTCTCTACCCATAAGCTGGAATGCGCAGGCTGATGCGCGGAGGTTGCCGCCTCGGTTAAATGCCAGAACTTACAGCACTGGCCCAGCTTAACTAAAAATAGCAGAAAACGCGCAATAAGCACAAACCATGCCTATAATTGGCTATCACGGAAAACCCGAGGTAAGACTATGGCAAATAACAGGCTGTTTATTTTTAACAAAGAGTCAAACCAAGCGATGCTTTTTGCAAAGGCGTTTGGTGAATGGAGCTGTAGAGTATCGGCAGACGAGGTGGATGAGTTCATTTCAATGCATGATTGGGATTCTGCTTGCTATGGCAGTCCTAGCAATTTCACATTATTAACAGAAAATGAATTGCCAGAAGATGTGACATATTTCACATACGATACCGAAAGTAAGCGCAAGGCAATAGAGGCAATGGAGCGTGTAAATGCTATGTTTGCTCCAAAAAAACACGTCCCTTTTAAGAAAAAATTAGAAGATCGTAAGAAGGGTAAGAACTATGCCCTCTGAAAACAACAAAACGAAACAAAGCCGCAAAGGAAAGACAAATAATCCCAACGGCAGGCCCGCTGGAACGCCCAACAAGGCCACAACTCAAGCGCGTGAGGCCATAGCCCTATTCGTAGATGGAAACGCTCATAGGCTCGCAGAATGGCTCGATCAAGTAGCACATGGAATACCTGAATCAGACGTAAAGCCAAACCCAGCTAAAGCTTTTGAGTTGTTTCAGTCTGTGGTGGAGTATCACATTCCAAAGCTAGCCCGCACCGAAGTGGCTAACGCTGATGACAAAGCATTTGAGACGGTGAACCGGGTTCAATACGAAATTGTCAACCCTCAAAGTTAAGGTACCTGCCAAGCTAGCCCCGTTATTACAGCCAAAGCGCTATAAGGGCGCATACGGTGGGCGTGGTGGGGCCAAATCACACTTCTTTGCTGAACAGATCGTATGCCAAGCTCTGGCTGGTAAGCGTATTGTTTGTTTGCGAGAGGTGCAAATATCCATTAAGGAGTCGGTTAAACAGCTAATAACCGACAAAATAATATTTTTTGGGATTGAGTCTCAGTTCGAAATTTTAGAGTCTGAGATAAGAGGGCCGCACGGTAGCCTTATCATTTTTAAAGGATTGCAGTCGTTCAATGCTGCCAATATCAAATCGCTAGAAGGTTTTGATATTGCATGGGTAGAGGAAGCCCAAACCCTTAGCCAGCATTCGCTAGACTTGTTGCGGCCTACCATCCGCAAAGCAGGCTCTGAGCTATGGTTTAGCTGGAATCCACGCTATAAGACAGACGCAGTAGATAAGTTCTTTCGCAAAGACAAGCGAGAGGATGCAATCTGCATCATGATTAATTGGTATGACAACCCGTGGTTCAAAGCCACGCCGCTTTATGCCGATATGCTGGCAGACTTTGAAGCCGACGAGGATAAGGCAGAACACGTATGGAATGGAGCTTATGGCTCAAGTCAGGGGGCTATTCTGGCTAAATGGGTTGGTCAAGCTGAGAGAGAGGGTCGTATTCATGATGGTGTGGTGTATGACCCAGACGGTTCAAAAATAGTTATTTCGTCTGACTTGGGATATAGGGATACCGCTGCTTGGTGGTTCTGGCAAGCTGTACCGGGTGGGTTTAACCTTGTGGACTATACGCAAGGCAACAACATGGATGCTGATGACTGGATTCCAGAAATCAAAGACAAGTTATCTGATATTGGCGGTAGAAATTGCTTGGGGAAAATATGGTTGCCGCACGATGCAAAGGCCAAGACGTTTCAGAGCAAACACACATCCATTGAGAAGTTTATAGCCGCTTTCGGGGCGGACAAAATGGCGATAGTCCCGCAATCTCGAAAATCAGACCAGATTGAAAGCGCCCGAACCGTAATTAAAAAGTGTGCATTTCATAAGACTAAGTGCGAACCGGGGTTAGATGGATTGCTTGCGTGGGAGTTTATCTATAACGAGGAATCCGGCATATTTAGCCGCGAACCGCATCATAATTGGGCGTCACATCCAAGCGATGGTTACGCTTACGGATGTCAGGTTATGACGCAAATTACCCAAAAAGAACCAGAAAAACAGCCAATTTTCCCGATAAAAGGGCATAATGGGCGGGTTGTCACGATAGCCGTGGACGATCTTTGGGCCGATTCTGATAGAAAAATCGAAAGATATTAGGGCTACTCATGAGCGTTTTATATTTTGCTGACGGTGTACTTACACTCAGTACAGATTCCGTAGAAGCTACTGACACATTTAGTAATGGGGTGTTGCTGTCCGCTGCCGGTCTAAACCGTGCCATTGATAGCGGTGGTGATGAATACTCCAACGGGCTGCTTCGCACCGATAGCGGGCAATTGCGTTATGTAGACGCAACCTCTGGCCTTCCAGTTGGCACTACGTGGCGCAACGGATTGCCATTCTCAGGCGGTGCATTGTGTATATCAACTGATGCAGCTGTAACATATTCCAACGGCATGCCATTCGCTGCTAATGGAGCGGTTGCTGTGGTGGTTAACTCTGCGGTAATGCCGGACTACTACGACATTATTCTGTTGGCCGGACAATCGAACATGTCTGGGCGCGGTACTATTGATGCTGGAATAGACACCACAGACCCTAACGTATATCAGTTTGGGTGCTATGACGGGTTTGGAACATACCGCACCATCTTCGCAGGCTCCGACCCGCTGACAATGCCTGACACGGTGGCCGCAGCGAATGGCGTAGGCCCCGGCATGTTCTTTGGCAAGCGGTACAGCCTTACAAGAAACAGAAAGGTGCTGTTGGTTCCATTTGCTAGAGGTGGAACTAGTGTGGTTACGGGCTCTACCACTTGGAGCCCGTACGGTACAAACAATGCTGACTTACTCAGTGCAATCGACCAATCAAACCGCGCAATCACAGCGGCGGTAGCTGCTTTCCCCGGCTCAAGCTTTAAGGGTATTTGCTGGCTTCAAGGTGAAGGCGATGGCGAAAACTCTGTAACAACCGCAGCTTATGAGGCGGCTCTGGCTGATGTAATCAAAGCAATGCGTGCAGGGATTACGGGGGCTAGTTCTGCGTGGTTCGTTATCGGGCAGATGTTGCCAGAGGCCATATCTTCACGAGGTGGCTATCCAGCAATAGACACGGCTCACACAAACTTGGGAAATCTATTTCCTTTGACCACAAAGGTGGCGATTGGAACAGGCTACGACAGCGGCGACCAACTCCACTACAACGCAGCCGGTGAGCGCCTTATGGGTACTACTATGGCGAACGGAATATCAACCGCAGTAGCCAATGCTGGAGAAGCTTCGCCCGGTCAAGTCACGGGGCTGGCAACAGGCACAGCAACAAATACATCCATGCCGCTTACGTGGAGTGCAGCATCAGGCACGGTGCGGGATTACGAAATACAGTATTCACCGGCTGGCGCGGGTTCTTGGACTACGGTCAGCGATGGTGTATCTACCGCAACATCAGGTACCGCTACCGGCTTAGCATCAAGCACAAGCTACGATTTCAGAGTCCGTGCGATCAATTACAACGCCACCGCAGGCGCTTGGAGTTCAACGGTTACAGCTTCTACTGCGGCTGGCCTGTCTGATGCGTTTGTTCGACTGACCGCAATAGCTGGCAGCTTGATAGCAGAATCTGGCAATGCTGGTGTGGGCTGGACATACACATGCGGCTCTGGGGCTGCTTATGCTACCGACCATGCTGGCACTTCTGATTTGAAGATGCCTTCTGGTGTAGATGGAAGTTTGCGTTGCATCTACCCGGTTGATGGTCTGTTATCTACCCGCATGCTTGGCCTTGTCACATCCCAAACAAACCCAGCGTACAGCGACGGCGCAAGTGGTTACAAGTACGGCGTGCTAAACCACAACTCCGACACGTACCGAATGATTTACGAGGGCGGTGGAAGCTCACAAGACCCGAACGGCGCAACACTGGCCCCCGCTGACGGCGACGTTATCCGCTTTATCCGATCTTCTGGCACGGTGCTGTGTCAGGTCGCGCGAACCGCAACGCCCACCACATTCACAACCATTCATACGTTTGCAGCTACTTACACGGGCGACCTGTGGGCTGCTGTGACGTTCAATACCTCAGTTGCTGGAGGCTCTGTGGCCACGCTTATTGGGAATGGATGGTCTTAAAAATGACTTATGAGCACGCACAGCAGATAGCTAATGAATGGAATAAGCAATGATTGACGTTAATGATGTTGAGGCCAAAAGCAAAGTAGAGTTCCGCTGGGCAAATGGCGTATTGCTTATGTACGGTGAGCCATACCGTTTGAAAGGCAATGAACTATGTTCAGTGGTTGCAGTTACTGGCACCATTGATGAGGCGTGGGAAAAGCTGGTAGACATAGAAAACAAGCGGACAGAATATATAGATGACATAAAGGCCTGTGTATGATTGAAGGCACAAACACCGTTGCCACGGCTGAAAAATGGCTGCAAGAGCTGAAACTTGCAAAGCGCGAAGATGAAAAATGGATAAAGCGCGGCGAACGCATAGTTAAACGCTATCGAGACGAGCGCAACGATAAAGGCACAAAGCGATACAACGTGCTTTGGTCAAACGTGCAAACAATGCTCCCTGCTTTGTACGCAAAAACGCCAAAGGTTCAGGTAGAGCGCAGGCACAAAGACCAAGACCCGGTTGGACGGACTGCGGCCCAGATTCTTGAGCGTGCGCTGCAATTTGAGATTGACCACAAAAACGATTTAGACCACGCAGTTAAATGCGCTGTTCTTGATAGATTGCTTCCGGGCCGTGGTGTGGCTTGGGTGCGCTTTGAGGAGGCAGAAGAAACACAGACCATGCAAAGCGCAATGCAATATGAATGCAGCCCTGTGGACTATGTGTTTTGGAAGGATTTTAGATGCAACCCAGCGCGTACTTGGGATGAGGTCACATGGGTGGCTAGACGTGTTTTCATGTCAAAAGATGCCGTAATCAAGCGTTTTGGCGATGAATTTAACGATGTTCCATTGACCCACGAGCCTATTGGCTTGGATGACGTTATCAAAAACGGTGAAAACGCTGACAGCTTGAAAAAGGCTCAAATCTGGGAAATCTGGGATAAAGAAACAAAAACGGTTATATGGGTAGCAGAAGGCTATCAAAAGGCGCTTGATGTTATTGACGACCCTTATGGATTGGACAGCTTCTGGCCTTGCCCTAAGCCTATCTATTCCACGCAAACCACTGATACTCTTGTTCCTGTTCCTGACTTTTCGCAGTACCAAGACCAAGCAGAAGAAATAGACCTGCTTACAAACCGCATCAACATGCTGGTGAAGGCGGTTAAGGTTGTCGGAGTGTATGACGCTACCCAAACTGGCGTTAGCAGAATGCTTAACGA